TGTGATCTGCAAGTTCTTATTAGCGCCTTCCGCCACCATCGCGGGCATACCGTTAATGCCTGACGCAAGGTATGTGGGCTGGTCAACCGCTACAGTCTGAAACGCATGGTGACTATTTCCAGACTTGTCATTGATCTGCGAGACGGACGAACCGTTGAGCGTAACCGTCGAGGAATCGCTTACGTCATACCATGCGCGAAGCGATGGCAGGAGAGCCGGGTTCCAGAGGTTCGCATACCCGAACAGTGAGCCATCGTAGCGATACGGATGGTTTCCCGGAAGTCGACTGGTCGTACCCCACTTCCAGGCAAGATAGCCCTCGATCTTCTGGCGGTCTGCAACGCTGAGTAGCGCGGGGACGACAACGGTTTCGTAAATCGTGCCGCTGAAAAACGCGGCACCGGCGTTGTACGAGCCGATGAACAGGCTGCTCGTGCCAAAGTTTCCCGTGCCGAGATCGGATGTGTTGTTGAGAACTTGCGCGCCGTCGACGAAGGCAAAGATGCTGTCTCCGGCGATATCCGCGCCGAAGCCAAAAACCGAGGTGACGTTTTGCGTGGCTACACTGATCGCGCTGCCGGGAAACGCCAGCACCGAACCGCGAGCATCCACGCGAATGCGCCGCTGAGAATCAACGGGAAAGTCAGCCCCCAGCCCGGACACACTCCCAAATGGAGCACCGAACATAAACGCGGAGCGCGTTGTGTCCGCCGCCACGTTCCGCAGCGCCATGAACACGGTCAACTTGTCCGTTGCGGAGAAGTTGATCCCGGACGCCGTTAGATGGTCATTCGTCCCGTCGAACGTGATTGCGCCCGGCGCATAGGCGGGCTGATTCGCCGCCGTGGCCTGCGAAACGTGCCGCGCGTTGCCCGACTTGTCGTTCCACTGGCTGACAGTCGATCCGTTGAGCGCGATCGTGCCGGCGTCGGCGGCGTCGTACCACGCCGCGAGCGAGGGGAACTCGGATGGCAGCCAAGGCATTACTTGCCCTTCTTGGCTTTATCGGCCTTCGGCTTCTCGGCGCGCACGGTCAGCCCGCGTGCCTCGACCTTGGCGCGCGCGGCGGCGTCTGGCAGCACGTAGACATCGCCGTCGTCTGTGACAACGATGTCGTTGTCCTGCGCGGCGTTGCCATAGAGCGCCTGCAGGACGCGGTTGCCCTGACCGGCGTTGCCGATGGGTTTCACAGTGGAATCTCCGGCACGGGCATGGCGGGCTGCTCCTCGGTCACCGCGCCGCCGGCGGGCAGGCCCACGTAGTCCGTAGGGGCTGTTCCGGGCGGCAGCGGGATGGTCCAGGCGCCTGCGGCGGTTTCGGCGGGCAGCGCCCAGCGCTCGGTGACCCCATCCGTGACGAGCGCGCCCGCGCGCCTGCCGGGCAGCGCGTGAGCAAAGGCCACGATTACCTCGCCGGGGACGGATGTTGCGGCGACAAGGCTGCTCGCCTGTAGGTCAACAACCTGCCCGTCAGCCAGGTCTGACGCGGACGTGCGCAGGTAGCGCCTGTTGATGATGGCGGCGGCGATCGACGCGTCGGCGCCGTCTGCGTAGGTGATCCACATCCAAGTTAGCTCGCCGCCTGCGTGTAGGTAAGAGAGCTAACCGAGCATGTGCCGCCCGCGATGATCTGACCGCCCGTCAGGCCGGAGAGGTTCAATTCCTGCCCCGATGCGCCTGCGGTGCCCTGATACACAACCACCGCCCCGCCGGTTTCAAACGTGCGGAAGAACGTAGGTGTGCCGGTGGCGTCGTTGCTGCTGTCTTGCGTGATCGCATTTGCAGTTGCGACACCATTGGACGCTGCGCCAAAGGCGGTTGCGCCGAAGGTCAGTTCGGCAAGCAGCGTGTTGCCGCTCAGGGCAGTATCAGCCGTGGCCGGAGGCGTGCCCGAATAGATGCGCAGGACGCCACTGTTGCAGCGAGCGGTGACCGCGTCAGCGGCGCGGGAGCGTTGTGCGTTTGCGAGTGATGCCATTAGTTCACCTCATAAACCGCGTTACCGTTTTGGTCACGCTGTACCTTGACCGTCATCGGATTGCGTTGATTGATCGCCGCCATGACTGCATCGGCGGTCCTCTGCTGACCCTCCGCGATCTGGGCCAGCAGTTGAACGCTTGCGCGCTCTAGTTCGTCCTCGGGTTCAGGGGTCTCGGGTTCTTCCGGCTCACGCTGTTCAAGCTGCGCGACCTTCGCAGCTAGTTGCGCAAGTTGATCCGCGAGACTGTCCCGCTCCGCCTGCATGGCTTGCTGCTGTGTCCTAAGCGCTTCAATCTCAGCGTTACGGTCGGCAACGTATTTCTGCGCTTCTGCCTTGATCTGTTCGGACGCGACTTTCGTCTCTACGTCCGTGCGCATGCTCAGGAGTTCTTGCTCCTTTTGGGCCACGTCCTGCTGTAGCTGCTGGAGCATCTGCGAGGCTTGCTGGAGGGCTTGATCCCGCTCGGCCAGGGCTTGCTCTGCCATCTGCAAGCCTTGCTGCATCTGACCGACCATCGCCTCGGCTTGGTTGCCTTCTTCTTCGCCTTTGATCTCTGGCGGGACCATCTTTGCAAGACGATCTGCGATCTTGTCGGCATAGGGCCAGTTCTGACCACGGACGTACAGGTCACCGATGGCCTGCCAGAGGTTCGGATTGCCCTGGAGAATCTGCGTCATCGCCTCGGTGGCTTCTTGCCTCAGAGTGCCGAACGACGGGCCTACGGATGTAGCAACGTCATACCGACCAACACCCAAGTTGTAGATGCGCTGAATCGCCCCGGACGCGTCTTGAACCTGCCGCATTGCCTCGGGTTGATCCGGGTCTTGCATGACGATTTGAGCGGTTTCGTCCTCGCCCAAAATGCGGAGCACGCGTTTGGTGTCGTAGATTTTGGGGACCAGGTCAACGATGATCCGGCCCGTGTGAAGAATCCCACGGTCGCGGTTGTCGATGTAGTGATACGTTGCCGTATCGCCCTCTGCCTTCCTCGCGTTGATTGCTCTTCCGCTTGTTTCGTTCGACTTGGCGCCGAAATTGGCTGCATGCTGGCCGGTGATCCACTGCAAATCCATCGCAGCGGACTCCATCGCTTGCACATTGCCCGTAGGCACTTGTGGCGCGGCCTGCCTCTGAGGCGGCGGGGCTAGCGTGCCGTTAATGTCCACCGGCTCGTATTCGAGGTAAGCCGGGTTATTGACGTTCGCCTGTCCCCATTTCTGCTCCTGCCCCTTAAATTGACCCTTAGCGCCAATGTAGGGCGCGGTCTTTTGCAGAGAGAGCATCTCAACCACCGTCGAAACCTGATAGTTGTAGAGCCTCTGAGCGTCCATCGCCCTATGCGTTAGGCCGGTGTAGGTGATCTTGCCGTCAACGACAAGCTCATTGCCCACAACCCGGACAATCGGGATGTACTTCCCGGGCCAAACGCGGCTATCTAGGACGCTGTTACCGCCAAGCTTGAACCACTGAACTTCCCTGCGCGTGGTCTTGCGCTTATCGACGGCGGCCTCGGGCGGGATGCCCATTTCGGCCAGTTCGGCCTCATCCTTTACTTGGCCGTCGCGCAGCAGATAGAGCGTTGTCGGCTTATTGACGACTCGAAAGTACTCAGCAAGGCGTACCGTATCGCCATCCCACCATCCGCCCGAGTCTTGCGTGCTTGACCAATCGGCAGACTGCCCGGGATATTGGGCCTCGAACTCGTCCCGGTTCATCGTCGTTTCGATGAACACATAGCGAGCGTCGGAGCCGTCTTGCTCAGTGCACTCCGTGCCCGGAGGGAACAGGACAGTCAGCGGGTCGAGAATCCGCCGAAGGAGAATGTCCTGCTCGAACGCGTTTTCGTCGCAGTATTCGGTGACGATCCGCCAGTAACCGACACCTCCAGCGACTTGCGTATAGCTGGCCGTTTCATAAACTGCTGGAGCATTGCTCAGGTGTTCGATATTGCGGATGACGCCGTTGTAGATTTCGGCGGTCTTAACGTCCGCTTGGTCATCGACGGGATGGACCTTAATCGCGGGCTTACTCTGCCGCTGGTCGTTGACCACCTGATTGATATGCGTGCCCAGGCGATCCATCGTCAGGCAAGGCCGGCGATTGGCCTCTCTGGCGATCCGTAGCTGTTCGTCCCATTGTTTGCCACCGACGAACGAAATCGCGTCCTTGTACCGATTACGGTTCTCGGAGTGATAGGCAATAGAACGCTCACGCCTTTTGCGGGCTTCGGCGATTACGTCTTGATGTTTTACGCCGACAACGCGGCCCGGGGCATCGGTCATAGCAGGGCTATGTACCCCGCCTAGACCTTCTAGCGTGGCGCTTTAGCGCCTAGCCTACCCGGCAGCCATCTTTTCTCCTCATCGGAGTAATGCACGCGCACCGGGACGGCGATTCGGTCAACCTCTTTCGCTGCCTCGCGCATCTCGGCAATGAAATGCTCGTAGTGCTCGATTCGCCCCATTTTCGAGTCCCATTCGAGCATATTTGCGACTCCGAGAAGCAAGCGCTTAAGCGGATGCTCCGAGAACCGGGGGAACTCATACGTCAGCTTCCGGGGCGTGATCCTTGGCTCCCTAAGCATTGACTGCGTGATTTCGCCCCAATGCGTGAAATCGTCATCGGCGGCCGTTTCGCCGTCCCAATTTGTCCACGCTTGGACCTCTGCGGTCCAGCGAAAGGGCGCGCAGTGCTGGCGATATTCACCCGACGACTTGTGCCAAAGCAGCACGTAGCGGCCGTCGCGCGGGGCGGTTTCTATTGGCTGCCAGTCCATCGTCAACCTTCCGCCCGGGAAAGCATGGCCCCAACGTACTCCAATACCTCTTCTTTCGACTGCCAATTTCGTGTTTCCTCGGCAAGCAACTCAAGGACGCTTGGCGAGTAGACCACCTGAGCGCGCCAATTTGTGATCCAAGATGAGCTGAATACCATCTTGACCAGCCGGCCAGAGCCACGATGTTTCGCAACAACGGTGATTTTTTCGTAGCCGTCTCCCCACTGAGCAGGGAGGCAATAAACCTTCGCGCCCGCCGAAAAGTGCTTTGTTCCGGCCTTGTCTTTGATGTTTCCGACTAAGCACCACTGCGAAGAATTCGTCATCATGCCGCCCCTGTCTCGGCATTACGTTGATACTGCGGGACGGGGCGCCACTCCTGAGTCGCCGTGTTTTGACGGCGGACGGTCCACAGTTGCTCTAGGACTCCGCCATTCCATCGAAGATGCATCGTCGGCGTGTCTTCGTGTGCCAGGTAAACGTCGTTTTGTTCCATGGTTGGGCTGCTAGCGAAACGGTTGGCGGTCGATTTACAGACAATTGGCCGATTGCCAAGACGGGACGATCTTCTTTCGACCGATAATCACCTGGTTGTGCAGCCTGATGAGACGCGCTCCATTGTGATAGCTCGGCTCTGCGCCCCTCTCGAACCACGTCCGCACCGTTGATCGCGGCAGGTTTAGATGCTCGGCTACCCGTGTCGGCGTCCAGCCGTGCCGGCGCAGTTCCATGCCGATTTCCGCCCAATTCATGCTTAGCCGGCCATCCATTACCCCGCCTCCGAACAAGGTTTGCAATACAGGTGAGAGGTCGATGGCTGACGGGTAAAGTCTTTTGCGCTCCCCTCGCGCTTGCAGCAAGAACAGGTGTAAACGTCCTCTACAATGTCATACCAAAGGAACCCGGTATCGAGTCGCCCGGGACCGGCGAAACGCTTTTTTTCTAACCCGCCATCCATCCGGTTCCACCCATGTAGTGATAAGTCGGCTCCTCTTCTTCCCGTTTCTCTTCTTCTGGCTTCGTCAGCCCTGGGAATAGCTCAGTCAGCGCCCAAATCAGCGCGTCTGCACGGTTCGGGCTGCCTGTCCCGGTGTAGCCGAACGTGGAGAAGCCGCAGAGTTCTTCTTCCATGTCCGGGAACAGGCCAACGTGGCGCACCTTTCCCTGTTCGTACAGGGCGGAAATCGGCTCAGCACGGACCACCTTGCCCCGGCTAGCAGTCACCTTCTTAAACGGCGTGCGGGGGCGGGCGGTTTGGATCGTGTGGCGGACCATCTCACCGCCGTAGTTCATTTCCCCCACCACACAGTCTGCACGGTGCCGCTCGTAAGCAGATGTTGCAATCTTTCCCCAGGTCGCGGGGCCGGCCTTTATCGTGCAATCTTCGAGGACATACGCGTTGCCGTCTGTGCCGAGTCCAGCGACGACAATGCCGATTGCGTCGTTATCGGCGTTGTCCTGGTCTCCGGAACCGGACGGGTCTACAGCGACCACCACGCGCACGAAGTCGGGCACGCGGCCGTCCAGAACACGCCACTTTTCAATGTCTTCGTCACGGAATAGGGCAGAGGGGTTCGCGTCCGCCCATTCGCCCCTTAGGAATCGTTTTTGCTGCCGCTGAGACATCCCCCGCAGGGTGTCGAGATACGAAGCGGACAGGTTTTCTTGGTTGTCCTCGGGATTGAGACGAAACCAAGCATAGTTATCTGGATGGTTCAGGGCTTCCTTTGTCTCCGGATCACGTCGCTCGTGAAACAGTCGATAGGCCCAGTGATTCCGGTTTGTCGGGTTCAAATCGTAATAGAAGCGCAGGGGCAAAGGCTTGCGGATGCCGCCGACTTCTTGATCGACCTTCTGCGCCAGGCGAGACAAGGCCATATCCCGCGATCCCCAAGGAACTTGACTGACCTCGTTCAAGTACAAAGTTGCGAACTCCTGTCCTAGCACCTTTTCCGTGCGTTCTTTGTCGTCAAGCCCACCAAACCAGACCTGCGACCCGTTCGGGAACTCCGCGAACCAGTCTGTCCGGTTGATCGGCGCCTTGACCTCAGGGAAACAGACCTCCATCACTTTGGGGAAGGTGTCGGCAACGATGGACGCCTTGATATGGTTGAACCGGAATCGGAAGATTGCGTGCCGAGACTTTGGCGCCTTGATCGCTCGCATGGCGACAGCGCGGACCAACAAGAACGTCTTACCCGAGCGCGATCCGCCCTCTAGTAGGACGTGCGTAGCCTGCCCGCCTAAGATGCGTTGCGCTTCCTGTTGTTTAGGCGTCAGGCTCAAAGCGCCTCGTCCCCATCCGTAGCCCTGACCACAATCGCCCCGCCATCCTTGCCCGTGTGCTCCGTCCGGGCAAGCTTGGGGATGTGGTACTCGCAGACCTCCATCACGCACTTAAACGCGACCAGCGGCCCATGTTTCGGATCGGCCGCAATCTCGTCTAGCCAGCCTTGGAGCTTCTCGACGTTGCCATCGACAAATCGTGCGATCGCTTCCCTTGCGGCGACTGTAGAGCGATTTGGCAAGCCCTTGGGGCGTCCTGGACCGGGAAGGCCAGTCCCAATTCGTTTTCCGTCTGTTTCTGTAACGTCGGTCATAGTGCTATCCATCATTTCAGCCTTGCGGCCCATTTGTCCGCGCCCCAATAGACGATGACCGCGTCAACCTCGTCCCGCATCGCTCCTGTTGCCATTGCCTCGTCTAGCACGCGGCGACAAGCTGCATCGATTTTGGACATTTGCATACGAACGGCCATTGACGACAGGCGGTCAGCGGTTTCGTAAAGGTCGGTTAGCGTCATGACTGCCCCACCTTGAAAAGCGGTTCTTTCTCAAGCGCCAGCCGGAGCGCTTCTTGGTCTTCTGCAGACAGTGCTTCCCACCAAGGCCGGCTGTAATCAACTCGGTTCTTGTTTGCCTTTCGGATCAGGTCAACGATGGTCATCGCGTCACCAGAAGTAGGACCAAACCGCGTTGCAGCAATGGCAGTGCATGACTTGATGCTTTCGCTCTTTGTAGACATCGCGGAAGGGGTTTAGGTCAACGGAATCGGTTACTTTTTCAGTGTCCTCGTTTTTGCAGTACGGGCACATTGTGTTTGCGTCTGTATCTGGGTGAATGTGTCCGTATGGGCTGCGCTTTACAGGATCAACGCGGCGAAATGCAGTTCGGACTATTTCACTGGGTGTTAGCTGCCTCATCGCGGCTCTCTAACCATGATCGTCGGCCCTCCGGGGTTCGGGATTTCCCTGAACCCAAAGCGTCTGTAGAACAACATCAGTTGATCGGCATCGAGAGGTTCGTCCCCAAACGGTTCCGGCGTCAGCATGAGCACCATCCCATGCTGGTCTGCCTCGACACAAACCTCGCACATAAGCCACTGTGCATGACCTTTCCGGCGCTTTTCGGGGTCTGTCTGTAGCTTGGTGATTTCCCTGATTCTTTGTCGCTCATCGTGCGAAAGCCCTTGAATCGCGGTCATCCCAAGCATCAGGCTGGCGCCTTCGTGGGTTCGTGGTCCGGGGGTCACGATTCACCTTTGCCTAGTAAATGTCGCCACCAAGTGGCGCGCGCATGCTTGCGGTCGGCAGCAATGCGCTCTAATTTTTGTTTCCGATTCTTGGCCTCACGTTCTTCGACGTGCCAATACAAATCGAGCTCAAATCGCGCCGCTTCGACGCGGAATTGCGCATCTAATTCGCGCTGCGCGGCCTCTTTTTTCCACGCCGGTACAACTGCGGCGATCTCTCGGCCAGGCGCACCGGTTACACCATAGGCATAACCCGCCGAGACCTTGACCGGCGCCCATTTCTCGCGCCACTCGCGTAGCTCTTTTGGGGTTTTCATCCCGCGCTCCTACCGTTCGTCGGCTGTCATCAATCTCCGCTTGACATTACACGCATTGCGTGTAGTATTCGATTCATGGATGCGACGCATCCGCCGCGCCTCGGGACAGCAGGGGCTGGAGTGGGAAATGTTCAACCTCGACAACACCAACGGTTTCACACAATCCGATTGCGACCTGATGAATCGAGCTGTTGCGGTTTTGATGTCGCGCGGCATCGACGAGTCGAATGCAAACGACATTGTCAACAACAACTGGCGCGACTCCGGCAACACGGTCGAGTCGCTGACGGCCATCTGAGCGGGTCCCTGGTGACCGCGCCCAGGCCTTGCGCTTAGCCTCTCGATGATTCCGCCAACACCGGCCGCCATCCGCGCCGCCCGCGAGGCGGCCGGACTGTCCCAAACCGCCGCCGGGGCGCTGTGCCACCGCTCCCTGCGGGCATGGCAAGACGCGGAGGCAGGCAAGCGCAACCTTGACCGCGCGGCATGGGAACTTTTCCTGCTCCGCACGGGGCAGCATCCCGATCTAGTCATGGGTCCACGTCACCGTAAACGGACGATTTGCGTCTGACACCCAGCGCGATTCAATCTCGTCCCATATCGCCTGTTTTGCCGCTCGCTCACTGTCTGCCCTGCGCATCAGTTCGGCTGCATGCCCCTCGGCTTTTGCCGTGACGTAAATCTGCGTCGCCAAGTACACCATGCGCAAAGCGTGACGTTCGACTGCGTGCCAGTCGTTACTGGCGGCTGCCGCCCTAAGAATTGGCTGTAGGTTGCCGAGTTCGGTCACGTGGCTTGCGTAATTGATCATTCCGTACATTTGTTCCGACACTTTTGACGGTTTGGTCACGGCGTCCACGCCTCAAACGTGAGTCGACCTGTCGCGCCGTCGGCTCTTTGGCGTTGCATTTTTGCTAGCTCTTCCCGGTACCATTTAGCGATCTCTGCTACCCGCTTTTTGATCCCGTAGGCGGGTCGATTCCGGTCATACGCAAGCCGGTCTAGTTCGATCTCTCCGATCAGAGCGCGCATCATCGGCGTATGGCAATCTTCCCGATTGCGGGCAGTCCATTCGTGATGGCCGTAGCACATTGCCGCCGCATTACTTGGATCGAAGCGCGTGAACCAGTTACCGCGCGAGTAGTAATGACAACAATGGAGCGCAGTAGTTGGCGGTGGGTATTGCTTGCCGCATCCTGGGTACTCGCAGCGCCAATCCGCCCGTTCCCGCACGCATAGGGAAAACCACTTGTCGGCAGCCGTAATTCGAATTAGGCCCATCAAATAACGCACCCTTCGTGATGCGCCCGCTTGGCCTTGACGTAGGCTTGATGCGCTTCCTCCGCCGTCTTGAATGTTCCTAGGTAGGTCCGCTCGCCGCGAATATTGATCTGTGCGATATAGGCGCCCCATTTGCTGGGCGAAACACCAAGCAAGCCCGTGCGGTTTTGACGTTTCGCGCGCCGCTGGTTTTGGCAATTAACGCTTTGCGTTACCTCGCGCAAATTCTCAATCCGATTGTCCGAGTGATTGCCGTTGATGTGATCAATCTGTCCCTCTGGCCACCGCCCATGCACGAAAGCCCACGCGATGCGATGCGCCAAGATTCGCGCCTGCTTGTATGCAATGCGGATGTACGGCTTTCGCGGGTTGCACACGCAATCGGCGGGCGTTCCGGCCTTGATGAAGGACGTTGGAGAAATCTTCCACGTAAACCGGCCGGTTGACGGGTCGTAGTCCAATGCGGCGCGCAACTCATCAATGGAAACGCGCTGTTCCGGCCTAATTCTCATTCCCCACCCTCGAACGAAAATCGCCAATCTGTCATCCGGTACGCGATCCGCCGCTCTTCGCCCTCCAGGAAGCCGCATACGCCTCCCGAACCGTCTCCAGGTGCTCCGGCCCACATTGGCGCTCGATTGCCGCTGCCATCGCTTTCTGGTGCGTTGTCGGTGCACTGCGGATCAAGCGGAGGCAGCACTCGACGCACGTCAGCCGGTACTCGCCGCGTAGGGTTTGGCATGCAGGGCATGTCACTTGATCCTTACTTTTCTTGCGTCCCACGGGTTCGCAGGCGCTTTGATCTTCTGCCACACGGGTTCTAGTTGCATGGACCTACGGCCTTTCGCCCGTCCTTCGATCTGTTGTTCCTCGGAGAAAATGTTGCGCTTGTCCGGGGTATGGCCTTTCTGTCGTTTCATTTGCTCAAGACATGCAGGCAGAAGAAAACAGAGTTTGTTTGACGGCACTCAGACCAAAGCGCCGCCGTCAAATACAGAGACAAACCAAAAGCAGTCAGCAAGAAAAGAACTGCCGCTCCCAGCGTCGCTCCAATCATCAGTTTTTGTTTGATCCTGAAAATATGTCGCTTCATGCCAATCCCTTACGCCGGCAGCGCGAGAAGCGCGTCCGATGCGTGCGTAATCCGTAGACCGGAACCATCCCGCCCAATCTTGAGAACCTGCTTGCATACGTCAGGGTCGCCTATCAGCACGGGAGGGGCTATAGGCTGGCCGCTTTGCCTGTTCTGAGCTTCAAAGCGGCCGATCAGGTGCTTCGGGTAGTCCGGAATCTCCCGGCGCATGGCAAAGCCTCGATACAGGTTCTGGAAGTCTTTAGCCCGGAATGGCAAGTCATCCTCAAGCGTCCCGCACAGCTTCAACCAGCCGCCCATGTCTTCGATGCAGCGGTGAATTACGGGGTCATCGAACACGACGGACTCATGACCGCCGACTCGACGAATAGCGCGCTCAACCTTCGCCCAGGCTTGCATTGCCGCGTCTAGGCTCGTCCCGCCAAGCATTCGGATCAGGTCGGCAGGCTTTGGCATGAACTGCCCGGAGTCGGGCGACTTGACGTGCCGGTCGAACGCTTGACGCACGGCAGCCAAGTCGTAAGGCGCCAATGCCGCCCAATAGATCGCGACAACATCCGGTGAAACATCGCGGCCATAAACGGCGCAAACCGCTGCAAGCATTTCTGCGAAGGGCTTTCGATCTTCCGTTTGCATCACGCCACCCGACTAAGCCAGTCGTCCATTGCCGCCCTGTTCCTCGCCTCTAGCGCCGCCTGCTTGGAAACCGGAGCGCCGCCAAGGCGAAAAGCCGGCGCTCGCTCGTTACGCACCCAGTTGCGCCAAGTCGCAAGCCAGTCAGCGCGAACGCCTTGCTGCCCCGGCTGAGCGCGCCAGTAGTCCACGAATCGCTCGAACACTGCGGCGGGCTGAAGGTCCGGGCGCTCGGCAATGCAAAACGACTGCCAGTCGTCCGGCAAGGCAGAGAGTTGCAAGCGCGTGCCGCGCGCTCTCTGCTCTTTTCCCTTGTCTGGTGTCTGGTGTCTGGTGTCTGGTGTCTGGCTAGGGTTCTCTATCGGTTCCGCGTCGGGGGGCGAACTCGAAACCGATTCGCTTACCGATTCGGTTTTTCTTGGGCGGCCGCCAAGCTTTCCGACTTCGCGGTTAACGGTTCGCTGATGGTCGGCACGCTGGATCTCCAACTGAGCGCGCTTGTTAACTAAGCCGCCGTCGCCTTCGCTCCAGAACTGGCGCACAACGGCGTCAATGGCGTCGCGATCAACCTTCGTCTCGGCGCGCAACAGCCGGTGCAGCGCCTTGCCGGTCGGAAGCGGCCGCTCGGTAGCGTAGAAATGCTGGAGCATCAGCAGGTACGCCCCGTGCTCGGCAATCGACAGGTGGCCGGTGTCGCGCTGGTAGTCGCCGATGTACAGTTTCACGAAGTTCATGCGGGCACTCGCCAAACCCGTTCACGGCGCCCGGTGCTCGTCGTCACGGTCTTAGGCTCGTCGCCATCCATCACGACGTAGCACTGACCGGCGCGCATGCGGGCGCGAGGTGGCGGCAAAGAAAGGGCAAGCTGGTTCACAGCGCCACCCATTCACTCGCGTCGCTGCCACGGCCTTTTCTCGTCTGCTCTTTGTGGCACATAGCCAGACCCCGCCGCTCAAGAGCGCGCAGTGCCAATGTCACCGCCCAATGGCTCTTCCCGATGCGCTGCGCGATCTCGGTCGGAGTGCAAACGCCGTCGCGCAAAAGCTTCAGGACATCGGAGCGCACTGGGGCTTTGGGGTCATGCTCGACCGGATCGAACTCTTGCCAGTCTCCGAGGGGCCGGACGACTCGGCCCGGAAGGTCTGCGAGCTTCATTCCGCGATCCCTCCGTTCCGGTTGGACTCCGGCGCGGTTCCGTTGCCCCTCGTCACCCGCAGCTCGACAAAAAAATCGGCCATCTACGCCTCGACAAACTTGCGGACCACGAAACGGTGTGAAGGAAATTGAGCGCGCCACCTCGCGGCGAATTTCCGCGCCTGTGCGCGGGTATTGAGCCAGTCGATGGGGTACTGGTACCCACCCGCCGAAAACAAAACCACAACCCAGTAGGTCATAGGTCAGGAATAAAAAAGAGAGCCGGCGGTCGCGTAGTCGCAACCCGTAACCGGCTCGAAAAACGCCGGCAGGAGAGGACCGGCGCCAGGAGAAAAGAGGGCAGGCATCGAACTAAGCCTGATCGCGGAGCACGGCCCAGTCAACATCGGGCCGCAGATCTTCGCAGCGGACTGCGCCGTGAGTAGCGCGCTCGATCAACGGGCAGCGTTCGGCAGGGATGGGCCGGCGACCAGTCAGCCATTGCGAAACGGCTTGAGGACTAACGCCGACAAGATCGGCCAGCCGCGATTGGCCGCCGACCTCTTTACATGCGGTCTTAATTGCGTTTTCGGTCATGGGCAACACGGTAAATCAATGCTTTTTGCAAGTCAAGCCTTTCAATCGCCAAGCCGGCAAGGGCTGGCAGCTCGTCCCGCGCTGATCGATTAACCCTCTAAGACGGCGGGTTTTTTGTGTCTCGAGTAAAACCAATGCTTGACAACAGAAAAGCAGTGCTTTACTGTTCACCCCATCGACAATTTTATGTTCCCCAAAGGAGACGACAAATGACCGACACCATCACCGCTGCCGACGAAGTTACGATTAACGGCGTTACCTACGTCCGTGCAGACGCAAAGCCCACGGGCGCAAGGGCCGTGGTTGTAGTTGACCGGGGCTGGATTTTTGCCGGCGACGTGACTCGTAAAGATGGTCGCATCTACCTTAGCAATGCCGTCTGGGTGTTTCGCTGGTCTTCTATCGGATTCGATGGCGTCCTTCGCAATCCAAAGAAAGCCGAAATTCGCAAAATTGACGACGTAGACATTCCGGCGCAGTCCGAGATTTTTTGCGTGCCAGTTGCGGACGGTTGGGGTCTGTGATGTTTCGCCCCATCGGCTACGGCTACGGCTACGGCGACAGCGACGGCGACGGCAACGGCGACGGCTACGGCTACGGCGACAGCTTCGGCGACGGCACGGTCGGAAAGGTTGGAAAATGATTTACACATTTCGTATCACAGACCACGGCGACTACAGCCCGGCCGTCGAAGAGCGCTTAGAGCTAGCCCGGATCGACCGCCAGGCCGAACGACGGGAGGAACTTGAGCGGCAGACAAGTCACGTTCTTGCGTGCATCCGTGGCGAGCGGCGCGACCTGAACCGCGACGGCACGACCAAAGCGCTGGACATGACAAGGGAAGTGACGTGCTTGATCTGTGAGCACGCCGGCCTAGACGAGCTAGTCCGTCGGATGGCTAAGGGCGACAAACAGGCGGTGCTCGATCAACTGGCGGACATCTTCGACGACTGCGTAAAGCAGATCGCAGAGGACCGTCTGCCGTACTACATGCGGGGGGAGTGATGCAAGAGTCCAGTTGTCAACGATTCCTTGACAACTCAAATGCTAAGGGGGAGTTATGAGCAAGCACACACCGGGGCCGTGGACCCAATCAGGAAAAGTAGTTCTGTGTGCTACTGGCGTTGTGGCATTTGCGGCTACCGCCCCTCGCAAAATTGATGAGTCATTGCGAGACGGCGAGTGTTGGCTTGATATGCGCCAGAGAACTGAGTCCGAGCGCACGGCGCTTGATGAAGAAGAGAAGGCCAACGCCCGCCTAATCGCCGCCGCGCCGGAACTGTTAGAGGCGCTGAAAGAGATTGTCGGCGATGAAGTTGTAAGAGTTCGCCGAGAGTTGCACGAAAAGGCGCGCGCCGCCATTGCCAAAGCTACGGGCGAGCTAACAAAGGCCGAGCAGCTAGACGAAACACTACTCCGGGGATGAGCATGAAAAACGAAACGCAAGCCTATTACGACATGGCGGCCCACGCAGCTACAGAGGTCGGCATGACCAAGGAAGAGGCAATGTCAGTCATGGACGCTGCTTTAGTCATCGCCGCTTGCACTTTAGCGCTGGCTGGCATCGGAGCATTTGTTTATGTGTTGCATCTAGTCGCGGGGATCATGTGATTGCGTGGCATTTTGTCGGAAAAATGTTGCGGGACGGCCGTCCTGTACCCAAAGACGGCGAACTTCTGCGTTTTGACGGCGAGCCGATCTTGTGCCTACAGGGGCTGCACGCAAGTATCCAGCCGTTTGACGCGCTGCAATACGCGCCCGGCGCGACTCTTTGTCGCGTTGAACTTGGCGGCAAAATCTTGCACGCCGAAGACAAGATCGTTGGCACCGAGCGAACGATCCTCGCGCGCATCGACGCCACAGAACTGCTGCGCTACTTCGCGCGCATGCAAGCACTGTCGGTAATCGACAAATGGCACGATAACTTGCCTGACGTAGTGCTTGACTACCTGATGACCGGCGATAAGGCGTTATGGTCAGCAGCGAGGTCGGCAGCGATCTCGGCTTCGTCGGCGGCGTTGAGCCAG